GGAAATTATGGCCGAGCTGGCAAGACGAGAGCTGGCGCGGCGGGAATATGGGGAGTATCTGGCGCTGAGTCAGGGGAAAGGGTGGTGCAGAACCGCCCTTTCTGTGTTTTTGGCGAGGGAAATTCAGTCCTTTCTGGAGACGGACACCGGCCATGCCTACGACATTCTGGTGATCCAGACGCCGCCCCAGCACGGCAAATCCACCGCCGTCACCGAGACCCTGCCCAGCTGGTATCTGGGACGGCATCCGGAGAACCGGGTCATTGTGGCGGGCTATTCCGAGGATTTTGCCGAGCGGTTCTGCCGCCGCAACCGGGAGAAGCTCCAGCGGTTTGGGCGGGATCTCTTCGGCGTGGGCATCGGCAAGGTCAACCGCGCCGCGGAATTTGAACTGGAAGGCCATCGGGGCAGGATGATCGCCCGGGGACTGCTGTCCGGCATCACCGGCAACCCGGCGGACCTGCTGATTGTGGACGATCCGGTGAAAAGCCGGCAGGAGGCGGATTCTCCCGTGATCCGCGACCGAATCTGGGAGGAATGGCAGAACAGCCTCAAATCCCGCTTTGCCGCCGGGGCAAAGGTCATTGTCATTATGACGCCCTGGCACGAGGATGATCTGGCAGCGCGGATTTTGCGATCAGAGCTGCACGTGCAGCTGCTGCGGCTGCCGGTGGAGGCGGAGCAGAACGATCCTCTGGGCAGAAAACCGGGAGAAGCCCTGTGTCCCGAACTGGGAAAGGATGCCCGGTGGCTGCGGGATTTCAAAGCATCCTATCTGGATGACCCCAAAGGTGGGGCAAGAGCGTGGACGGCCCTGTATCAGTGTGCGCCCAGAGCGGAGGACGGCAATCTGGTGCGGCGGGAATGGTGGAAGCGGTTCGATCCCGGAAAGCTGCCGCGCTTCGGCACCCAGATCCTCTCCGTGGATGCGGCCTTCAAGGGTGGCGAGGACAACGATTATGTGGCGCTCACGGTGTGGGGCAAGGCGGGCAACGACTATTATCTGCTGGACTGCTGGAACCGCCATCTGGATTTCCCCGGTACGCTGCAGCTGATTCGGGCGGTCAGCCGCCAGTATCCCGATGCACGGGCGGTGCTCATCGAGGACAAGGCCAACGGCTCCGCGGTCATTCAGACGCTGCAGCGGGAGCTGTTCTGTATCCCCGTGAATCCAAAGGGCGGTAAGGTCGCCAGAGTCCACGCCGTGTCGCCTGCCATCGAGTCGGGACACGTGTTTTTGCCCGACCGGGGGCATTGGGTGGAGGAATACCTGAACCAGTGGACGGCATTTCCCGCAGGCCGCCATGATGACATGGTGGACAGCAGTTCTCAGGCGCTGAGCTGGCTGTTTTCTGCCAACGGCTTTCCGGAAGAGGAACGGGAAGCAGAAGAAAAGCCGGATCTGTGGAGTGTGTATTAAAAATGAAGAAGGAAAAATGAAGAATGAAGAATTGTGGTGTCGGCCGCAGGCTGACGATTGAAACAGATTGCCACGGGTCCTGCGGACCCTCGCAATGACAAACCAAGGGACACTGCACCGGAGACGCGCTCCAAGGGGCGCGCAATATGGAAAGGAGACGACAATGAACAATACTATTACAAAAGCATGGGAGCTGTATGAGCAGGGGCGGATGTATAACAACCGGCTGGAACCCAACCAGTATTCGCTGGTCAACACCAACATTGCGTTTTTTCAGGGCAATCAGTGGCTGCATATGCCCGATACGGCGGCTATGCGCCGCCTGCCCAAGCCCGTGTTCAACATCATCAAGCGCGTGGCGTCTTTGTTTGTGGCTTCGCTGACTTCGTCCGGCGCTGCCATCTACTTTGAGCCGCTGAACCAGTGCGGCGCCGATGAGGAAGCCGCCCGGCAGGCTACGGCAGAGGTGGCCAATCTGCTGGAAAAATTCAAGATGGAGTACCGCATCCGGGAGGCTCTCTTTGACGGCGCTCAGACCGGCGACTACTGCGCGCACTTCTACTGGGATCCCGAAGCCAGACCCTACGGCGGCGCACTGGGAGCGCATCGGGGCGAGATCGTCATGGAACTGGTGGACGGCATCAACGTCATGTTCGGCAATCCTGCCGACAGCCATGTGGAGCGGCAGCCCTATGTGCTGCTGCTGGGCAGAGACACGGTGGAAAACCTGCGGGAAGAGGCCAAACTCCACGGCGGCGACTGGCAGGATGTGCAGCCCGACAGCGAATACGACGGCATGGCCGGACAGGGCGGCAGAGTGGAACTGGGCGGTGAGGAAACGGGGAAAGCCCTGTATGTCTACCTCTACAGCAAGGGGAAAAATGATGCGGGCGAAGACACGGTGTATGTGACCAAGGCCACCCGCAATGCGGTGATCTATGAGAACATCGACACGGGACTCAGCCGCTATCCCATTGCCTGGGGCAACTGGGAAAAGCAGAAAAATCAGTACCATGGCCGGGCGCTGGTCACCGGCATCATCCCCAATCAGATCTTTATCAACACCATGTTCGCCATGGTCATGCGCCATCTGCAGCTGATGGGCTTCCCCAAGACGGTCTACAACGCCGATCTCATCGGCGCATGGAACAACGAGATTGGGCAGGCCATCGGCGTCCGCGGCCTGCAGCCCGGTCAGCCCATCACCCAGGTGGCCGCCCACCTGCAGCCTGCGGATATGTCGGCGCAGATTTTGACGGTCATCGACCGGGCGGTGACCTACACCAAGGACTGCCTCGGCGCCACCGATGCCCAGATGGGCAACGTCAAGCCCGACAACACCTCCGCACTGATGGTGCTGCAGTCTTCTGCGGAAGTGCCGCTGGAAAACACCCGGGCAGGCCTGTATGAATGGCTGGAGGATGTGGGCGCCATTTTGCTGGATATGATGGGCACCTACTACGGCAGCCGGCCTCTGGTTCTGGAGCGGGAGTTCAAAGAACCGGTGGTGGGCGAAGACGGCAAGCCCCGTCTGCAGCCTGACGGCACCATGCTGCTGGAGACGGTCAAGCGTCGGGTGGTGGAGCCGGTGGATTTCTCCCGGTTCAAGCATCTGTGGCTGGCCATGCGCGTGGATGTGGGTGCATCCAGCTGCTTCTCCGAGATTGCCATGACCCAGACCCTGGACAACCTGCGGGCCAACGGCACGCTGGATGTGATTCAGTATCTGGAGCGACTGCCCGATAAGCTGATCCCCCGCAAGGCCGAACTGGTGGAGGAACTGAAGCAGGCGCAGCAGGCCATGGAACAGCAGAACGCCCGCCCGGCACAGAATCTGCCGATCGTGGGCGGCGGCCTCAGCGCCGACAAGGTGCTGGCCGGAGAACCGGGGCACATTCAGGCCATCTATGAAAGTCTGCCCAAGGTGGCGCAGCGCGCCATTGTGAAAAAGGGACAGCGGTGAGGGAGACGGTAAACAGGCAAGCGCAGCTTGCCTGTGCGAAAAGGATTGCAGAAGAAAATGAAATCAGGTATGATAAACAAAATAAGACAGCACCGGAAACAGACTTCTCGTACCAGGAAGAAAAACATGACAATATCACAGCTGACAGAGGCGCTGTTTGCCAGTGTGTTCAGTGAGCGGTGGGCGCACGATCTGTGATTGGGCGGTCAATTGTAAACATTGTGTTTCAAAACGAGAAAAAGAAGAAAAAACGCAGCAAACAGGAAAGAAACTAAAAACGCAGACGCTTCGGCGTGATATAATAGAATCAACGCGGAAGCGGTATCACAGGGTGGCCTATGGCCGCCCTGTTTTGATTCCCGGGGAAGCTTTTATTTATATGGAAAACGCCGGCCGATGGCCGGCGTTTGAGACTGTCGAAAAATTATGTTTTAGACATCCGCGACAGAGTAGCGGGGGAAGTGTGAAGGGGGCAAAAAGTCCCCTTCGCGTTCAATCAAATCGGTTTTTCAAACATATGAAGAATGTTTGAAAAACCGCACAGCGGGGCAAAAAGACTTTTTTGACACGCTGAAACGCCGGCCGATGGCCGGCGTTTGAGACTGCCGAAAAATTATGTTTTAGACATCCGCGACAGAGTAGCGGGGGAAGTGTGAAGGGGGCAAAAAGCCCCCTTCGCGTTCAATCAAATAGGTTTTTCAAACATATGAAG